GGCGTCGGCCAAGATGTATGCGGATTCAACAATGCTCGGCACTTGCTCAGGGCTACAGTCAATGTCGGTAGCTAACATCCCTTGCATTGCCTTCGCCGCAAAGTAATCGCGCAGGGTCATGCCTTCCCACGTACTTTTGGTTCCGCACTGATCCACTAGCACTTCGCACGGAAACGCTGGGCCACCGTTATCCATGATTCTTCTCCTTACATGTAAGTTCAGTTGCACGGGCGATCTGCTCAAACTCGTCGTAGTCGCAAAACAGCCCGAACTGATCTTCGTGGTGCATTTTGCGTAGCTGCTCATCCGTCAGCGGCACCCACTCACGGCGGGGTGGTGCGGCGTAGAGAGGGATACTCCATGCCAATGACTGCGGAGCAGTCATCCGGTACAGCGGGTTCGCTCGTATCGCTCCATGTGGTGATTCAATCCACGCCACCGGCTCGGCCTGCTGCGCCAGTGCGGCGCGGAGGGCCGCAATGGCGTAATCTGCCTCTCCGATTTGCGCTTCACGTTGCGTCATAACAAGCGCCTCCAGCACTTGCTCCGCGACGGCTCGCGGCATTGTGATAAGGTCACTCATCGCTGGCCCTCCTTGGTGGTGTTTGGCAGATCGTGGCGCATCAACACTAGTTAGGCATCAACTTCGCCCAGCAGAAGCGTTCGAGCTTCGTAGTACGGCGCGTCGGGCTTGACGAATTGGTTGCCGCGCAGGTCCGTGTATGTCGTGTGCTTATCAGGCGCGAACGGCACAACCCGAGCGCTTCCGCCTTGGTCGTAGTAGCCAGTGCCGCGGCTGTGCTCTACCACTTCCACGGTGGCGTCTTGGTCTTCAAACGCGGCAAGCCACTGGATCAGTTCTCTTACTGTCATCTCATCCTCCACGGTTGATGCCTAACTGTCGCTCAAGCCGACCGCTTCGCGGCGGCTTAGCTTTTTGTTGCGCATCAACACCAGTTCGTCGGCAGACTCTGCGGGCGTCTTTCCGTGGTGCCACTTCGCCGTCAGTGCGTCCCACTCGCGGCCAGTCGGCGGGGCGATCATCTTCCACTGGCACACGGTCTGCACCCAATCCGCCCACAGCGAGCACTCCAGCGAGGGGTGCTGCCGCAAGTGCTCGCGGTTGCTGTCGTTGTCACTCATCGCTGGCCCTCCTTGAGTGCGTCGCGGGCTTTTGCACCAAGTTTGCGCACGATGGTCTGCCACGGCGTTGTGTTCGGCCCTTCACCTGTGTATTCACCGATGCTGCGCAGCGCCGCCCGCAGCCGCTCGACCTCGGCTTCCAGTAGATGGCGCTTGTCAAAGCACTCCTCACACTCTGCCTCAAACGGCGGAATGTCTTTCAGCAGTTGCGCCAGACTTGCATTCTCTGCCTCCAAATCTGCCAGCCGCTCAGCCGTGCCAATAGGCAAGCATTCAAAGTCACTCATCATTCCTCCGTCAAAGACTGCACCGTAATCCCGCTTTACCGCTGCGTCAATCTAACCGTTGCGGATATACAACGCCGTGATTGTGTCGGCCAGCGCGTCCATCTCGGAATACCGCGCATTCCTCCATGCCGATTTGTCGCCGTGGATTCCCTTGGGGCCGCGATGATGCTCAGGGCATGCGCAGATTGCGAGGGCATCGCTTCCACGCTGGGCCATGCCTTGATCTTCCCGGAGATGGTGTATCTCCCCTGGCGTTGCGCCCAAGCCGAGATGGAGGCAGAGGGAACAGCCGCGCTCGGCAACGCGGCTTAGGTGGCGTTTAATGGACATCAGAAAGGCACGGCGTCATCGTCTCGGGCCGCTGGCTTTTGCTCACGCGGCCCCTCGGCCTGCTTAGGCTTGGCGGACAGGCTGAAAAACGCGCCGCGTGCGCCCTGTTTCTCCCATGCGGCAATCTCGTACAACTGCCCGCCGATCATCAAATCGCCGCGCCAGTCGGGCCGCTTGTCGTTGCCTTGCTTGTCGTTCTTGAACAGACTGCCGCCGCCTTCCTTGGGTACATATGCCATTACTACGCTCCTTCGGTTACTTGCTGGAAAATGGCCTCGACTTCGGCCAAGAATTGCACTGCTGCTTGCTCCACCGCTGCAATCTGCTCTGCGGTCGGCTCAAAGCGGCGGATAAAAATACGCTGCTCGCGCACCTTGACGCGCGGGTCAAACGCGACGAAATCAACGAACCGCCGCCGCGTGCAGGCAATCTGCGCCAGCATTTGCGGCTTGTGTTCCTCCGGCACCACGCCAGCGGCCCGCCAGTTGACATATGTAGTCGTGGTCGGGCACTTGATCTCGACCAGCCCATCCGCCCCGAGTAGCCGGTCAGGCGTTGCGCCAAAAAACTCGATTGACGGATGCGGGAAGAAGCCGCAGTTCTCCAACAAGTTGCCGGTTGTTTCCTCATACGCCGCCGCCGCTTCCGGCTCGCAGTCGATGCCGTGCTGCATTGCAGGGCTGACGAAATGATCTAAAGCCCCGTCAATCATGCGCTCGGCTACAAGCTCCGTCGCGTATTTCCGCCGTGCCTCGGCAGGCTGGCCGTTTTTTAGCGTGGCGAGAACGTCTTTCATTCGACTAGCAGTAAGCCAGCCGATGCGCTGCCGTACCCATGCCGAGGATTGCTGCGGGATCATTTGCCCTCCGCTTTTGTATTTAAGGCGGTTGACGCAAGCAACCGATCATAGGAGTTCAACGCCCAATGCAAATTATCTTGCAGTTTATTGTTTTCCTTTCGTTCTTTCCAAAGAGCCTCTGCGGTTGCGCGGATTGATTCTGCGGCATGTTCTGGGTCTTCAATCTTTTCCCCGCGCTCGATTTGCGTTGCAATGATTACGGCATGGCGGCTTGCGCTACAGGTGCGACTCATTTGCACTCCGCTTTAGCGATGGCGGCGCGGGCTTTTTGGTGTGCTTCTTCACCTTGTGCGTTAATTGGTGGGCATACGTTGAGCATGTACGTCAACGCCCCCAGCAACTCAGGGAACAGCGCGGCCCGCCGCTTCATCTCTGCACGTTTTGCCTCAGCCTTGTCGCGGAGCGAATTTTCGTAACGCCACTTGCGGTCACGTTCCTCTTGCCTCGCATTCGCTTTGGCGGCAATAGTTGGCGGGTGATGCGTCTTGCAGTACCACTGCCCTTCATGTTCGTACTTCGCTGTCTTGCTGCATTGGTGGCTGCGAAATGCGACAGGAGACCATGCGCGGCCAACGCAAATGTGCTTCATGCCGCCTCCAATTCTTTCTTGCGCCCATCCTTAACCGCCGAATACCGCGCCCGCAGGTTTGACGGAATAGCTGCCCATGCGTCAGCCAGTTCGCCCATATTCTTAGCCGACTTCAACCGGCCAACAGTGGCGGGGTCATGCGTAAACGGGTCGGGCTGTTCGTCTTTCCCATCTTTCTTGGTTGCGCCGTTGCCATCATCATCATCAGACGGCACGCCCCAGGCGGTTTGCAGGCTGTACCTACGGGCATAGGTGATAGCGCTTCCGTAGGCTTGCGCATCGTTCTTGATTGCAGGCACAAACAACGGGCCGCATAAAAACTGTTCGCCGGACTCGTGCAAGATGATCGTTTCGACGGTCACGCCGCCCGAGGACTCGCGGAACACTTGCACAAACCCCAAACCATGTGCAGCGGCAGCGGGCTTGATTGCCGAGACAACCGAAGCCAAGTCGGCGTACTTGGATTTGAAATGCGGGTTCGTGCTGTCTTTGACCGCCGCCGAAATTTCAGATTGCGCCTTGACCAGCGCAGCAAACAAGTTTTTCATTCTGTTCCCTCGTGCGCGTTCTCGCGCATACGGTTAAGCCATTCGTGATATTCCTGCTGCTGTTCATCTGTCATAGCTAGTCCACAAAATGCCCAGGAAGATGCCGAGAACAATGCCGGTCAGAAAAAGCATTAGGCCGATTAGCACTTCAATCATTGTTTGCGACCCGACCCAGAAATGCAAGAAACCGTGCCGGAATTCAGCACTTGCACCGCAATAGCGTTGTTTTTTGCACACGCTTCAATGTGCGCTCGGGTTTCGGCATTGTGGGCTGCGCGTTTTTCACTGGCGCAAACGAGCGAAGCCCATATCCAAACCGCAGGCGCAACGACAGCGGCACCGACTAGCGCCCAGACTACTCGATGCGTCATAACGCCATCCTGATGACTCGGGACAGGCCGACAAATGCCAGCGCAATCGGCAGCGAAACGCCGAGGAAAGCAACACCGAACAGCATGTCAAGTGCGCCCACGGACGACGAGATTACGGAGTGCAAGCTCTGCCGCCGCAAGCTCGGTAAACGCGGCATCGGTCTTGCGTTGCTCGGCAAGTCGGAAAGTCTCGCGGATATCCGTTTGTGCCGCAGGGACGTAGCGGAACTCAGGCGAGAGGATCGACGTTGCGGGGGCGGTAGATCGAAGCGGTTTCATCGCATCAAATCCACAATGACCATCCAGCCGAGAACGGCACAGCCGATCACGAAAAACGCGGTCAGGCCGATTAACTCAATGACCTCGCGGCGGCGCAGGTAACGTAGCTTCATTCGCAGTCCCTTTCAAATTGACGGCGCAATTCTGCGCTACGGCAGTGGTGCGCCATTTCCACGGCCAAAGGCAACCGCATTGGAGCGGGGTGCGGGACGTTCGCTGCTTTGACAGCCGCAGAGGCGACCTCCGCGCAGCGCGCCAACTCGTGATAGTTTGCCGATGCTTCGACAGAGGCACGCGACCACTCTGCCGCTGCTTCTCTGATGACTGAATCAGGGGCGCGGGCTAAAAGCCTGATCCGGTGGAGATGCTCTGCGGCATCTTGAACGTTGCGGGCCTCGATGTAAGCCGAGGCCGCAGCACTCAACGCGATGAAAGCGGGACTCATTTGCCCTCCGCTTTGGCGATGGCGGCGCGGACCATCCCGAAAGGCTCGACCGCATCGGGTTTGCCTTCGATGAAAGCCTGCACGGCCTTCAGAGCGTCGAGAAGTTCCGGGGCGCTGGCGATCAGGCGGGCGTTGTAACGACCTTGATCTTGCCAAGTGTGTGTTGCCACTTCGCAGATGCGCAAGTTTTCGCTGCGCTTCGATCCGCTGTGCAAACAAATGATAATGTTGGTGTCGGCCCATTGCGTCCACGGCCCCGGTGTGTGTTTCATTCCGCCTCCTCAAAACCCGTTGACGGCCATATCGCGGGCA